TTTTCGAAGCTACTCTCAGCATCTTTGTTAATAGCAATAGACTGAGTATTGTTAGCATCCATATTCTGGTAAGCAACAGCAAATCTTGTGTCACCATCAGTCTTGAACTTCTTGTCTGCTGAAGTTTCAACCGCCTTGTTTCTAATCTCTTTGGTTTGATAGAACCAAATTAAGTCTACGTCTGGAAAACGCTCACCTGCCCAATCTAACCAATCATTAAACGGTACGCGCGCATCCATGTCACCATTATCTGGATGTTGTAAGTCTTCTGCTTGCACTGAAACAGGTGCTTCAGAATAATTAAGTTGAGATACTTCATCTTGCACTGTACTAATTTCTGTTTCTGCCATCTTAAATCCTTATTCGAATGTACAACTTCTTGTGGTTAGTGCTTGTAAATCTTTATTGTATGTTCCAGGGTTTTTGTGTTTCAGAAACCTGTTGTCAACAAACTTCTTGGCTGCAGCACAATCTATCTTTCTGTCTTTGCCTTTGCCTACATAAAACTGAGCCAATTCTTTTCCTACTGGCGTGTTATCGTCATACAAACCAACATACTTCACTGCAATTTCTTCATAAATGTCTGTTGCAATCTCGCCTTTCTCTACACGCTCAGTCAGTTCAATAATTGCTTTAGTCATCCACACCTTATCTTGTTGAGAGGCTACTTGACCGAAGGCGGTTGCTTTTCTCTCAAAATGAGGTTTAAGAGCCTGGACTGCGTTCTGGTAGTCCGCACTCTTGGTGACATCACCGAATGTATCCTCTATAACCACCTTGCCTAGTCGTGCAACTGTCTTCCATGATATACGACCTTGTGATGAATACTCTTTGATTTCATCTATCTTTTGGTCTCTAGTATCTGTTGTTGTCATCAGATAAAACTCTAACTCTGAGACCGACTCTTCATCATCTTTTTCGTACTTACCAGATGTAATGGCATTGATTAAGAACTTGTAATCGTCTGTAGCGTACGCTCTAGGGTTTGCCTGTTGTTCTGCCACAATAGATGCGATAGTTGTCTTTCCATCTTGAGACGCTAATCCATTCAACACCTCAACAAACTTATCTGTTTGCGCTGTTTCTAACTCTAACTCTGCTGCGTCTGACAGATGTTTCTGGACTTCTTCTTGCGACTTCCAGTAAGTATCCATTCTCTCGTAAATAAGTTCTGACATTGCAGGGTCAGCCTTAGTGCCTGTTGTTGTCATTGCGTAGTTTTTTAGAATATCATCAGAGAACATTGCATTGAGATGAGGTTGGCTCTTGATATAACTGACAGCATCTTCTCTGAACTTTTCTTTAAATGATAACGCCTTGCCATCAGACACGGCTTGCTTGTATTCTTCCATGAATACTGCTGAATAAATCTCTAGTACCGCCTCATCTCTTTTGCCCTTTAAGTCACCATCTTTAAAGTGGTTTCCAGGAACTGACTGCATTGAGTTTAGTAAAGCATCAATCCTACTAAATTGCTGTTGGAACTCTTTGCCAAACGTATCTTCAAAGTCTTTTAATGCTATTGAGCCATCTGGGTCTAGTTGCATTTCGTCAAACGGAGTGTTTGCGTTCTGTTGATAACCAGAGAAATACTTTTGAACTGACTCAGCACCTTTATTAGCAGCAACGTCAATTGATGTATCAAACTGTTTGCTTTGTTGTGCTAAATTAATTAAGTGGTTCTTTTCTTTTTGTTGCTTGTAGATATCTCTACCATACGTGCCTTGAACCTCTTTAATCTTCTGAAGTGCTAGTGCCTTGAATGTAGGGTCTGGGATTCCAGAAGAAAACTCGTCAGCATAGGTTTGAACTGCTGTGTTGAAACCGTCATAGCTTTCACTGTTGTCAACAGCGTACTGATTTATAGAGTCTTGTACATCAATCTCAATGGCTGCACCGTATGCCTTAATCGCTGCATCGTTATACGCAGAGCCATAGATAGTGCCTGCATCAAGCATCTTTAACTGTTGTTTGTTGTCACCAGTTGCAGCAGCAATACCTGCTACTTTACCTTCGCCTTTCATCTCTCTTTTTTCGTCTGAAACGTAACCCTGGTAGAATCTACCGATAGCGTTAGTTACGGAAAGCCACGCCTCTTCTGAACCAGACGTATATACAGGTTGAGTAGGTTGGTTGAATTTGTATGTTTGTCTTTCACCCATTAGTCTAATCCTATTCCAAAGTAACTTTGTCTTCCACCTGGCTTCCCTGCTAATGCTTTAGCATCGTTATAGCCACCTATAACAGATGTTGCAGCATTGAATAACGCTCTTGTTTTGGCTTGTTTTGCCTTCATTTTATGTCCACGGACCTTATTTCCAGTTGTAATCCTGTCAGACGCTCTATTTAGCCTAAAGTTCATATCGCTATTATCAATAGCAGTAAGAAATGTAGCGCTTGACATAGATGCACCAGAGGTTGCATAGAGAACCTTGTTGGCAGCCATCATGTCATTAAACTCCATAGTTGCCTTCATTGCTCTGCTTTTCTCTGCTGATAAGTCTTGCTCTGTATTTAACTTTGCCTCTTCACTTGCAGCATTAGCACCCATGATGCCACTTGCTACTTGTGCTATTACCATTGCTTCAATACCCATACTAACCTCTCGCCTGTACTTCTAAAGTCAAACCCAGTAGCGTCATCGGCATAGGGTCATCCTGTGTTAATGTTACCTGTGTGTGCTTGGAATAACCAAGCAAGGGAACTGTTTTAATTCCTGTAAATGAGCCTAGACCAGAGCCTAATACCCCGACACCGAAAGACCTAACTGGTAATTGCTGTCCGTTGATGCTTACGCCACTAGCTTCATATAATTGCACTGAAACTTTTAAGATTCTTCTCATCTTTGTGTTGATAGGTCCAGACTGGAACTGAATATTAACAGGCATTGTTCTTACCTCTAGTCTATATTCTAAGCCTACCTCAACATCAACGCCAAAGGCATCAAGTGTAATGATTCCGTTCACTGGTGTTTTGTTTAAAGACACAGTGCTATCCACTCTGACCCTGCACTCTTGACCATCAAGGTGATTTGTTCCCAAGTCTACCTCGAATGTCGTAGCGTCTGTAACACCACTAACTTTCACCGCACAATCTGTGTAGTAACTATGTGTAAAAGCCTCAACGAAGTATTTGTCTACACCATCTATTACTCTTTTAACATACAGATACGGTATGTCTTCAACTACTGCCACATCTAAGATAGAACCGTCTGTCTCGAATTTTGTCCACGCTTGAATCTCTTGCGCTCTGTTGGATACAAAGACAGCCATTGTGCCATCTCCGTTTACTACATACATATAATTACCCTCGTTAATAATGTCACCAGTTAGTGATGCCATTGAAACAGGACTATTAATTAAATGAGGTGCTAAAAGGTTAATCTCTGTGGAGTTGTATGAGTTTTCAGCATAAGTAAACAAGAACTCTCGAACCTGCTTACCGTTGCGTTGAATAAACACGGTAGCACCGTCAACATTTATCGGCTTCACACTAGGTAAAGCACCGAATCTGGTTTGCCTAAGTACACCTACATTACTAGGTTTGATAGGTCTGTCTGGAACATGGAACTCACCACCAGTTGTAAATATCTGAAGGTGAGGTCCAGAAACTAAATATAGAATTGCATTTACTGAATCAGTATCTAGCGTTATATCAATAGCCTGGTCATCTCTTGCAGAGCCTCTATCGAAGTTCCAGAAATCACCTGTTACAGAACCCCATAACGTCTGTGGCAATTTAGATGAGTTAGAGAACCATAATCTACCCTCATGGAATGTAGCTACACCAGGGTATCCATGTAAAGATGACCATGCAGGCTCTTCTAATGAGGCATCAACACCCTCTATCGAAGTAGTATTTGTAAACTCTTTTAGAACCTTTCCTGTTAAAGATGTCGCGGTAACAGATGCAATCCTTATAACGCCATCATTGCCCTCGAACAATCCACCAACATGGTCTCCAGTTATCGGTCCAGTCTGGTTGCAATTAACTGTTACATCGTTGCCCACCTCTGGTGAAGTAGCAGGAGTGAATGTTGCTGTCTCATAGTCTCGTCTGAAATCAAACGAAGGAAGGTGTGAGAAAGATATATCTGATTTAGTCCACGTACTGTGTGTTGAACCACGAAGAATCTTCGATACTGGATGGTTCTGGTGAAGAATAATAAGCGTGTCTGCTGATTGTGTCCACCCTATCTCTGGAAGTTCTGCAGCAGTGATATTAGTAGTTATGTAATTATTACCTGTACCGTTAATGTCAGTCTGCAAGACACCGTCTTTATAAACATAGATTTTTAGAGGTGCAAAAACCAGAAGATATGTTTGAGTGATGTTAAATTCAAACTCCACAAACCTTATCACTGGTTCATTCAAATCAGCGACATATCTTAGACCTTGTCTTCTCTTAACTCCGCCTTGACCAAGACAAACTACATTAGTTAATGCCTCTGCACCGTTATAGAAAGCCTTATAGTCATGTCTTGCAACTAATCGAGGGTCTAACTCACCTGCTGAGAAAGTGGTTTGTGATGCTAGTGCTTGTGGCATTAGAATCGCGCCTTAACTAGACGAGACTCTGTGTTTGGTGTGATACTAGGTGTTGCTTGTGAATCAACTGTCTTGGCTCTTGACATCTGCTTCTCAGCTAGACCTGCGTAGTAATCACCCTTTGTTGCTGACTCTGTAATAGGTATCGCAAAGACTGACGCTAGGCGTAGTTCTAATAGTTCAGTGAAGTATGCAGGCAAGAATGATTCATCTGGTTTGTATGTATAGTCCAGTATGATTGAAGTGTTGTCTGAGTACAATTTATCACCATAAATCTGATAGTTATCATTGTTTGCATCAACGTGCTGTGCCACTAAGAAGTCTGGTGGTAATTGATAGCCATACTTCCACTGATTGATTGGTGTTGCAGACAACCTTGATAGTGTTGACTTGTTTGATGCAAAACGCCAAGGATGTAGAGTTAGTAGGCTTTCGTATGAGGCTTCATACAGATTAGATGCAATAAGCGCTGCTGTTGATGCCTCTGTGAAAGAAGATATAGGCGCTTCACCTATTAATAACAATGCCTTTGACGCTATATCAATGCTTGAGTTGTTTACAACTGATGCCATAAAGCCTTCCTAAATTGATTTAATAAAAGGCTCTCCGAAGAAAGCCTTAGGTTTAAATTAACTTATTACGACTCGTCAATTTCAACTTTAACGATA